GTCTCAATATGCTCTTGCCAACCAGTTTTAACCTTTATTGGTCCCTCCATCCTACGTTTAAAGACCATGGCTGAGGAGTTCTTTTGGTCTATCCTCAACTGACGTATCTTCTGTGAGCCTGTTAAAGCCTGACGAACTGAGTTCTCAGGATTATTGACATATGATAGACTGCCAACATCCGGAAAACCTTTTTCCAATAACCATGCTGAGGCTTTCATAGATGCGACAACGCGCTCATTTGGCATAACCATTCGCATAAAATCCAGACCTGGCTTAAAGATGTTTGGTGGGTCTGTATCTCCAAGAATCATTTTTGAGAGAACAGCATCCGCTAGCCTAGTCTCAATTGGCTGGCCCATGACTGTTGTCCCAATTCTTACAACCGTCCTCCAAGCCTCGTCAACCTTACTTAGATATAGTATTAGCGAGTCTCTGTTCGCACCAACTAGCATCTTAGGAACAAATCCAACCCCACCACTCGTAACTGGTGTGAATAATGCTTCCATTGGCAAAAACATCAGGCCGATCTTACTCCCAACTGAATACTTAATTGATCTTCTGAACGCCCACCAGCCTACCATGAATTTAGAACAAAACTCATAATCCGATCCTCTTGAGCATTTTAGATTCAATACTTCTGACATAGCTCTCGCTTCCTCTGGTCCCCAAGCATCACCGCCACCATTCTCCGAACCGAACACTTGCGTATAATTGAGTGGTACGTGATAACCATATATCACCGTCTTTTTTAAGTACTCAGATCTAAACACCCTTGCTAGCGATTTATCTGGATTCATACCGTACCCATTATCTGCCGCTGCCTTCACTACATTATCCCTCATGATGATTAGATCCTTTGAATCAATCCTAGGCTTAACCCCACCATTCCTAGTTGGGTCGGTTAGCTGGTAAATCTCCAGCCTATCATCACCCATGATCCTCAAACATCTCAATACCGCAGCGTTTTTGACATCTGAATCCGTATGAATCGAGATCTGATACATAGTAATTCCCATGTTAAACGCACTATCAAGTATGTTTGTCATCAATTCACCCGACTGCATCATGTCTAACAGAAGTTGTATCTGCCCAGTCATAAACACTGCGTTCTTAGTGATACCCTCACCCCAAATGGCAAGCAACACCTCAACTAATCCGCCTTGGACTGGGCCCCATCTCTTTGTCATACCCCGTTTGCTCATTTCCTTGGCCATCTCGTCACGTAGGTACCTTCTCGCATTGTTCTCCTTGATATGAGCATCATACGCTGAGGCGTCGGCATTAGCACACAAATGATCACCAGTTGATGTAGCAAATAATGATATAGCGTGATCTCTTGAAACGCAACCGGCCTCTTTCCCCAACGTATAATCCTTTGAACTAGTAAATGGAGGACCATCGACTGGATCGCGAACTTGATAATCTTGGAAAACCAATGAGAACGGTATCTCAGGCAGCATATGCTGTAACCATCTAACGAATATTGCTCTTGCCTGTTTACCACCGACAACATTTCTCGAAGCTATCTTACCCGGGTGTTCAGCTGTATACTTCTCATACCATGCCTTTGGTACCATGAGCGCATCACCTAGGCTGTACCAGACTGACTTCTTGTCCCCCATTGAAAATGAATAAACATCACCATCAACACTAACGCTGAACTCCGCTTTGGCGCCACCGGCTGATTTAGTGGACAACATTGTTGGTGCAGTAGCTAGAAAATCTGTATAAGTTGGGAACTTAGTACCCCCGTCCTTGAAGGCGAACCCAACCATCTCTCTCGCTATATGCCTAATATTGTCTGCGTATGGGTGCTCTTTATCTCCGGTCAGCACAGGAGTCTGATACTCTGCCTCAGTCTGTGATTTATGTGATAGCGATGGCTCAGTACGTGTGAAACCAGTCAAGAACTCAATCGAGATTAGTGATGATGCAAGTATCATATTATCATCATCAACATTAGCAGTCAACATCCCACTCAGAATCCCAACCCATCTCTTGAGCCCGTTTCCACTACACCACTCTATCTCTTCCATTATCTTAGGTCTAACCAATGAGTAGTATGCCGAGTCGTTCCCTGGTATTGGCTTCTTTCCAATTATATGTAGCGAAACGTCCTCGGCCTGAAGATCTACTGCCTCATAGTCAGGACATGTGCCTGTTGTACTCATGCAAAACATGCTCTGCTTCAATGCTTGAGTGTGATCCTTCAATGCCTTAGTGTTGCGATGTGGTGATCTAAATAGGAACAGCACTACCTCCTCCAATGCGCCAACCTCTAACCTAGTTGTAAATGAGACAAAAGCAGCATTTAGTAAAAGTAGCACACGCTCAGCTGCCATTGTATCTGCCTTTGAA